GCATGCCACCCAAGGGGTGGCGGAACGGTGCCGCTGGCCGTTCCTGCGCCCCCGCCGGTTCGGTCTGCCGGGGGCACGCCTGGAACCACCACGCCGGTTCGGTCTGCCGGGCGGTGTGCGTCTGCGGTGGGGTGGGAGTGGCTAGTCCTCGTCGAGGGCGAGCTCGGCCAGGACCAGCTCAAGGGACCGGCCGACCCTGGCCAGCTCCCGCGTGCCGGTTCGGTCTGCCGGCGGTGCGGGCTGGGCAAGGTCGGTGCGGTGGGCCAGGATGCTCGCCGCCTCGCGGGCGGCGAGGAGCGGGAGGTAGGGGAGCGCTGCGAGGACGTCCCCGGACTGCTCTACGGCCTGCCGGGTGGCCACCGTGGTGTTCGGGTTGGCGCCGTAGGTGACCGGGCCGACGTCGCCGCGGTCCAGGTCGACCTCGTTGATGCGGTACTCGGCGTAGTCCGGGGACCACTGGCCCGAGACGATCGAGAACATGAACGACTGCTCGGTGACATCCCGGTCACCGATCGCGGTGACGAGCTGCTTCACGTCGTCGCGGGCTGGGTTGAGCCATGCCCGGTCGCCGAGGCCGGTCTCGTCGGCCCACAGCTCCAGGCGCCCGTTGGTGGTCCGCGCCATCGTCGTGCCGCCGTGGCCGAACCGGAAGATGACATCCGGGTCGGCCTTCAGCGTCACGTCGAACGCGCCCGCGCTGACAATCTCCATGTAGGGGCCGATCCAGTCCCACATCTCGTACGCGCGCTCGACGACGCTCGCGTAGCCCTCGACGAGGTGCCAGTCCTGCCCGTCGCGCTTGACCAGGCGCTGCGCCCGCAGCTCGCTTGAGAATGGTGGCCGCTTCCGCCGCGCCAGCCCGCATGGCATGGCCTCGCCGCGTGGCAAGCCTCGCGGGTCCGCTCGGGCCTCGGCGGCGCGGGCCTCGGCGGCGGCGGCACGCAGGGCGGCGTGGTCGGTCATGGCGTGGCTCCTGCGGTCGCGGCGGTGGGGGTGGTCTTCGGCGCGCCGAACAGCCGGTCGAACTCGGCGAGCTGGCTCTCGGTGAACGGCGGCAGGTCGTCCTTCTCGCGGACCTCCGACGGCGCCCGCTGCCGCGACGCGATCAGCGCCGCGTTGGTCGCCGCGCGGGCCTGGGGGTCCATCCGCAGCAGCGCCGCGGCGTTCAGCTTCACGTACCGGGGCTGCGCGAGCAGCCGCGACAGGGCGTGCTCCCGCCGCGCGACCGTCGGCCCCAGGTTCATCACCAGGAACTGCAGGTTGCGCTGGGTGATGTTCTGGTAGGTGATGTTCCCGCCGACGTGCACGGCCGCGTCGATCAGGTCCGCGGGGCAGTTGAAGAACCGCGCGATGTCGGCGTTGGACGCGCCCTGGGCCTCAAGCCACGACGACCCGGCCGCCTCCGCCTGGATCAGGCTGTAGGTCCAGTCCTTCCCGGTGACGAACAGGTCCCGGTTGGCCACCGCCGCCTTGAACCGGCCCTTGACCTCCGCGGCCTCCTTCGCCGAGACGGTCTTCTCGGCGTTCTTCAGGTGCGCCTGGGGGATGGTGCCGTTGCCGAACCAGTCCAGCGCGAACTGCTGGATCGACAGGTACTGCCCGACCGACCAGGCCGCGTACGCGACCGGGGACAGGCCGACATGCAGGCCCGGGACGGTGTACTGCTTCTCGTGCCAGATGTCGGCGGGGTCGTACTCCTCCTGCCCGATGCGGTACTTGTAGACCTCACCCTTCACGATGCGGATGGTGACCTCGCCGCACGGGACCAGGTTGATCCGGGCGGGCAGCCCCACCCCCGAGCCGGTGCCGGAGCCGAACCCGGACCGCTCGGTGATGATCCCGACCGCGTTCCCGCTGCGGTCCAGGTCGACCTGCGAGCTGTACAGCCACTCCTGGATCCCGACACGCTCCCCGCCGGGGTTCACCAGCACCGGGGGCGTGGAGACCTCGATCTGGACGCCGCCAACCTTCCGGTAGCAGTCGACCGGCATCGTCGACACGTGGTCGGCCCGCAGCCGCAGGCACGCCCACACCGCCGAGTGCCTGAGCGCGGTGTCGCTGGTCACGTTCACGGTCCCGGCGCGCTGCACCGGGCGCTGCGGGATGAGGTCCGCCGCGCCCGCGCCCGCGTAGTCACGCTTGTGGAGCAGGCTCACCGGCCACCACCCCACGCGCCCAGCACAACGGTGAACGGCCCGTGCACGGCGGCGGAGTGGTGCGCCGCAGCACCCAAGGCGAGTCCGACCCGCTCCACCGGCGGCACCGTGAGGCTCGCGGTGGTGTGCAGCGACCCGAGCGCGAGCTCCCAGCCGCACCCGGCCGCGTCGTAGCCGTCGAGCGGCCGGCCCACCTGGTAGTCGTCGGCGATCTTGAACAGCCGCCCGTTCACCCCGGCCAGGAACGTGCCGGCGTCCTCGCGGTCCTTGTCCCTGGCGGCCCAGCCGCCGTCCTTCAGCACCTGGCGGACCGCGTCGACGAACTCGGTGGCCATGAACCGGTCGAGGTCGTCGCCCTGGCGGTCCAGGGGCTTGGGCAGGTCGGCGTAGCGGATGAGCTGCCCCATCCGGAAGCTGGTGGTGAACCCGATGACGTAGCCGGCGCCGTGGGCGAACACCTTTGGGTCGGCGCGGTGGGTCCGGACCCAGCCGCTGATGCCGGCCGAGTCGCCTCCCAGGAGGACGCCGTCTGGGGTCTCGACACCGACGATGCAGGTCACCGGTCACCGCCTTTGCGGCGTGGCGGCAGCGCGAACCACCACGACCCGGCCAGCACGACCACCCCGGCGACCACCAGCGACGGGCCGCGGCCGGTCAGCAGCGCCGCAGCGGCGGCCAGGCCGGCGGCGACCAGGAGCAGCCCGAGGACGTCCAGGGCCGTGGTGACCAGCTCACGCACACCCGGCCTCCCCGGTCAGTAGATTCCGGCACCCTCGCCGAACTCCCGCCGTGGCGGCGGCGGCGCATGCCCGGCCACGCTGTCGAGCAGGTCGTAGTCGTCGTCCAGGTGGCCGCGGGTCGCGTGCCCCCACGCCGCCAGGGTCACCGCGACCAGCGGGCAGATGTCCACCGACAGGCCCTTGCGTGCCCACTTCCACATGTCCCCGAGGGGCTGCGCCCGCGCGCCCGCGAGCGCCGCGGTCAGCGGCGCCTGGCCCAGGTGCCGCAGCCACGCCGGGTCGGTCACCTCGGGGTTCGCCCCGCAGGCGTCGTAGAACGCCCCGCACGCCTGCGCGGCGTCGCGGGTCGTCGGCTTCACCAGCTCCACCCCGGCGGCCTCAAGCTCAGGGATCAGGCTCGCCGCGGGGCCGCCCGGGTCGACCACGACCGCGCACGGCTGCCACTGGGAGACCAGCTCAAGGACCCGGGGGACGACCCACGCGGTCCCGCGGCGGTGGTCCAGGAGGTTGTCCCTACCCGGGACCTCAACGTGGAGGAGGCCGTCGCCGCGGCGGCCCGCGACGCCGACCGCGGCCCAGCTCCGGTCCCACATCATGTCGACCGCGAACGCGACCCGCCCCACCGGCGCCGACGCCGGGTCGGCCAGCGCCTGCCATGCCGCCTGGCTGATGACGAGCCACTCGTCGGGGGTCTCGTCCTGCCACTGGTTCAGGTACGCGCGGCGGAAATCCTCGAGCTTCATCGAGTCGAACTCGACCCGGATCCGCTCCTCGGTGATCGTGTGGCCGAGCGCCGGCATGCACGCCCACCATGTCCGCGGGTCAGCCGGGTCGGCATCCGGGGGCGCCGACCACTCGAAGTACGCCACCCGCGAGGGGAGGCCGAGGTCGCAGCGGAGCCGGCCCGCGTCGACCTTCCGCCGCAGGTACACGCTCTTTCCCGTCCCGGCGGTCGACACGACCCACAGCTGCGGCTCCGGGCGGGTGATCATCGTCGGCCGCAGCCCCTGGTCGGCGCGCGCGTCCTCCTGCGCGAACGCCTCGTCGATCACCGCCAGGTCCAGGACGTCGCCGTGGCCGGCCTTCTCCGTCAGCGACGAGATCCCATGCGTCGACCCGTTGCGCCAGCGGATCGCCTCGTTCCCGTTGGACTTCCGCACCCGGAATTGCTTCCGCAGCGGCGACGCCTCGAGCACCGGGACGTGCTCGTCCTCCCACTTCGCCCGCGCATGGTTTCGCGTCTGCGCCGTGTACAGGATCCGTGACCGCGCCCACGCCCGGGCGCGGTGGACCATGACCGCGAGGATCTCGGTCGTCTTCCCCGACTGCCGCGGGACCGTCTCGTTGATCTCGCCGTAGAACAAGCGCCCCGTGTCAGGGTCGACCTCGAGCGCGGTGTCCACGACGTCCTGCTGCCACGGCATGAACGGCGTCCCCAGCATCGCCGCGACCTCGGCGACCCGCGGCCCGAGCGTCGCCCGGTCCGGGTTGCGCGGCGTCGCCCACCGGGGAGGACAGGTGCGCGTCGAGCTCGGCGCTAGCAGCGTCGTCATCGGCGGTCTCCACAAGCGCCAGCAGGGTCGCGCGCAGCTCCCGCGCCACCGACGCGGCGTCCCGGGCCGACGCCTCCACCTGCATCGTCACGTCCTCCTGGCATTCCCGGCAGACCCCCACGAACTCGCCGTCAAGTAGCTGAGAAAGCGCCAGAGCCGCCGCAGCCAGCCCCGAAGGCGCCCGCAGGCTCTGCCCGCTGGCCTTCAGGTCCCGGCGGACCGCCAGCTCGACCGGGCCGCGCCTCACCGCCATCTGACCGCTCCGGGTGGTTCGGTGCTCACGCTGCGGGGAGAGAAAAAGGTCGGC